CTCGGAGTTTTTCCACATATCGTCACCGATATGGGTCGCCGGTGTGATAGGGAAATTATTAGGTAACATCATACCTCACTATTCCAGCGGTATTATGAATACCCATTCCTATAATTTCCCAACCAACGATATCGTACTGGTTCTGTGGAATGTTATCAAAGATTTTAATCTCAACAGCCTTTCTTTCAGGAAGTCTTCCCAGTTTATCAGGAGTTGTTACACAATAAACTACATTACTAGGAAGCTTAGTTGACACGATCAATCTTGTCCCATAAAGTACTCCATACTGACCTGTTTCCAAAAGCACGTTTAAGGACACCTGATCAAGATCTGTTGAATCCCATTTTAAAATGTCTGAAAATCTGAGAGGATTCATTAAGAATGCTCCAGGTATCAACTGATTTGCAGCAATTGTCCCATACAGATCTGCAAACACTGTTCTTGTTAATGGTGATGCAACAGACACAGGTGTGTTTGGAGATACATCAGAAGCAGCTTTCAAAAGTTCAAAAATTTCCTTGTCCTCAGCGATTGCCATTGATATAGCAACCCTTTCCTTTGCCCTATCGAAAGCTGGGTATCTTCTGATCTGAATCTCTTCCCATTTGATTGTGTGATCCACACTAATAGGAAAAGTTGGAAACTCAACCCTTTTAATGTTTGCCTGATGAACAGGTGCTGTTCCTCTTGCAGCGACTTTAACCGCTCCAAACTCAGGAATATCCAAGTCATAGACCGGTAACTCGCCCTGAGGAAGTTCGTCAACTAAAAGAACTTTTCTTCCAACTGCTACGTAATCAAGCCTGTTTTTCAAAGGCTGCTGCATAGCAAAAGCAACTCTCTTAAGACCATTTGGTCCCTGTAAAAGAGCTGCGAAAACTCTTTCTTTTTCATCCGGTGACATGTTTGGTATTGCCTCAACGGAAGCCTTCTTTGTAAAAGGTGTTCCGTCCCAAACTTTATCAAAAGATGATCCTTTTCCGATTAAGTTGTTCATACTTAACCTCCTTTATTAAGATTCTTTTTCAAATCTAGTTCAGTTCTTGTTTCGGAGGTCATAAACTCAATTCAAAAAATTTTTGCCCTATTCGGCTAATATTTTTTTAAAAAATTTTAAATTATAGTTCTAATCTTATCTGCATTACAGGATCGCTTGAAGATGGAGCTTTTGTTACTATACCAAGATAAGTATTGTCATTAACACCAGATGAAACCTGGTTAGTAATCATGCCCAACTTGCCAGCATCTGTAAGCTCTACATAAAGTTTATCACCAACATTATAAGACTGTGCATCATCATAAACCTTTACTGTAACTGAAGTATCACCAACTTCATACACATTATGTGATACTTCAACAATGCCATTACAAACAACAGTAAGTTTACCACTTCCATACATACCAAAAGAATTAGATGTTTCGTCTATATAACTGTTTTTATTAGCTTTTGCCAAACCATAAGGTCTAACATTAGCATCCACCTCTTTCACGCCATCTGCTGTAAGCTGAACTGGTCTCCCAGAATAAATAACAGCATCAGATTTTACATCTTTTGTTGCATCTTCAAGAACTTTGTACCTGATCTGTAAAGCAATTGATTCTCCAAAATTTGCTATACTCATAGCTAACCTCCTTTATTACTTGTCCATCATTTTAGAAACTGTCTCTATCAAATTAACTGGTTCGTCTGTAGTTGAAAATATTTGAGGTAATTGTGTTCCGCCAAATAAAGACGCTTCTTTTTTCGGCATTTCACTGATTACCCCTGGTGTAATTAAATCAACAAGATCTTTTAATACACTAAGGCTATCAACTTTCAAATTAGAAAGAATATCTTTAATCGTTTCTTTGTTCTCGTCAGTAATTAATTTTTTCGAAGATAAATCTTCGATAATTTCGTCAATAAGTTTTGTAATCTGTTCTACATTGTCCTTCTCTTTTAATTTCATAACTTCCTGTTCAAGCTCTTCATTTTTCTTTGTTTCTTCTTCTAATGCTTTCCTTAAAAGTTGATATTTCTCTTTTAAAAGATTAGATTGTAAATTTATAGATCTTTCATCTGGTCCTACACTCTTCCCAGGTAATCTTCCATAATATTGTTTTACCTTAGATGATCTATCAGGTGTAGTAGGATGAAGTTTTTTACCTTCTGCAGCTTCATCTTTTCTAACAGAAACAAACATTTCTCCTTTTTTTGGTTGTTCAACTGAAGCTATCTCTGCTTCGTTAATTGACCACTCAGCATCCCTTTTTAAAGAAGCAGATTTAACAGGTCCTGATTTTTCAGGTCCATGAACTTCTGTTGGTTCCTCTAAAACGTCTTTTGGTAATACATCAATGGCTGCTCTTGCTGCGTATTCTTCACTTTCTCCTCTCTCTAAAGAACTCTCCCAAATATGTTTAAATTGTCTAATTTTTTCGTCAGAAACGTTCTTTTCTTTTAAATAATCTAGCCATTCTTCTAAAGTTCTGCCTGCTGATTTTTCTAATGAAGATTCTGTTGAAATTGGCTCTTCAGTTGACTTTTCTTCTGCCGCTGGTTCAGAAGCTGCCTCTTCTACTTTCTCTTCTACTTTTTCTTCTACTTTTTCTTCTGCAACTGATTCTGATTCATTTGCAACAGGTTCGGTAACTTGCTCTGTTTCGACTGGCGCATTTTCTTCTTGAACTTCTTCTTCTGATTTTTTATGAAGAGCACTTTCTACCATATTGACAAATCCTTCAAAAGTACCGCCTGATTGCTCTTTTATTTGCTCAAGAATTTCTGCTGGTGTAAGAAGTTCTTCTTCACGTCCTTCCTTTATTGCCTCCTGAACTTCAGGTGGCATTATCTCACTTGCTCTAACTATTTTCACATCGTTTCCACTATGTGCAACAAAAAAGCTTTTTTCAGGTGTTGGTCCACCTACATAATTAAGTTCAAACATACTAGCCTCCTTAATATTCTGATCTCTTGTTTCACTAATATTTTCTTTACTTTCTTCTGGTTCTGTTTTTATTTGGGGTTCTATTTCCTCATTTTTTAGCAAACTTTTATTTAACTGTCCTAACTTTTCTTTATAAAGAATCTTTTGGTCTTCTTCTGATAAGTCTGGTTGTAATTGTATAAACAAATCTGTTGGTTTATCATTTACAAAAATTTTACCTGCATCTTTACCACGAATTGCAACTTTAACACTATCATCAAGATTTATAAACTCTGGTTTAACCTCAACTTGGCCAGCAGATTTTGTTTCAATTAGTTCCTCTTCTGCTTCTACTTTTTCTTCCACTTTTTCTACCTTTTGCACCTTTCCTAAATCTTTTTGTATATCTTCGACCTGTTCTTTTACTTCTTCTTCAATTTTAGGTCTAACTATAGATTCTATAGTATTTTTTATTGGTGCCCAATATTTTCTTGAAACATCATCAATAATTCTTTTTATTTGATGACTTATATCTCTATCAAGTTCTTTTTCAACCGTATCTTCAACATCTATCAACTTTTCAGTAACATCGACCTCTTTTTCATCTTCTTGAGCTTTTCTTCTCATTTGCCCTCCTTGTCTATATTCCCAATATTGTTTAAATTGGTTTATTAAATTAGACTGTTCTTTATTAGCCACTCTCAGTAAAGAATCAGTCTGTTCTTGCTTATTTGCAAATATTTCTAACATTCTTGCAGTTGAATCAGCGGGCACAGGTACAATAGAATCCTCTGTGAAAGTTACATCATAGTTTATTTCATAAGCTAAAGAACCGCCCGAATATAATCTTCCTTTTACAAACATTGGTGATCCTGGTTTCATGTGCATACATAAATTATCCATATTAGTAGCAATATTATGACAAATACTGCACTCTGCCCTTTGAACCAAAGCAGACATACTAGTTGCCGTAGAATCGCCAGATAATATCCTTTGTAAAAGTCCTGGATGCTTCTTTTCAATTAGTTCCTTATCAATTGCACCTAAAATTTCTATATATTTATCATCAGGAAATTCGTGATAAACCGCATCTAAAATAATACCAAATGCTTTATTTGGATCATCACTATCATGATTATAATAAATACCCTTTCCAATAAAAGAAGCATAACTCTTTTTTAATTCTGCTGCTGGAAATAAATCTCCATTACCGTTAGGAACATCAGCAGTAATAGCCCTTGCTCTATAATAAAGAAATCTATCTGGATTATATTCAAAAACAACTCCCGGCATAAACTGGCAAGAATCAGGAGTACAAAAAGAAGTAGATGATTTTTTTACTATATCAAACCAATTATTTAAAGAAACAACGCCATTTGCCGAAGTTTCAAATATTTGTGCTATTTTTAAAAGTTCACCTCTTTTTACGAACATCTGGTTTGCACTCCTCGCAGTAAAACTTATTATCTATTATTGCAGTTGCTTTTCTTGTTTTGCAAACTGAGCAAACAGCAGTAGAAACAACATTTAGTTTTTCAGGTGTTCCTTTCTTTATAAACATACAAATCACCCCTTGTTTTCTTTTTTATTATTCAAAAGTATATCGCTCATTTTAAGCCTATATTTATATTCTATCGTATGAAGTAAATGTTTGAGTTTACGTCGTGTGTCGTATGTAAATTGTTCTATGTTACGTTTTACACCTAAATCTTTCTCGTCTTTATGAAAATCTAAAGCATTAAGATAATCCTCAATTGATTTAAGTTGATATACTAATAAGTCATGATAACTGTTTAATTCAAATAATGTCATATTTATATACTCCATTTAGTTATTTTCATCGACCAACTAGCGGGCTTATATAAACCAACATCATATCCTGATACGTCAGTTTTAATACCAGGAGAAGTCCAACTTTTACTATAAGGACTATCATATATGTAAGGATATTCTCTATGAAAAGGTACACGTTTTGTATCTAACTTAGTTGGGTGTTCGTCCACTCGTTGAACTTTTTTTGGTTTTTTTATATTAACAACCCATTTCTTTTTCAAATTATTCTCCTTGTGGTTTTGGTAATTCCTCCTTTTCATTTAACTTTTCTCTAGGAGGGGCAGAAGTAACTGCAGGAGACGGTGTCGTTTTTAATGGTCCCAACGGTGGTCTACCGGGACCAAGTTCTTCTAAAGGGGTTTCTTCTTCAGTATCATCCTTGGTCTTCTTCAAAGGCCAATTCTCAGTTTTTTTACCACTCAATAAATCTTGTTTTATTTTTTTACTACTATTAACAAAACTTTCCCTAGTCTTTCGCCACAATGGATCAAAACAAGTGCCTTCTTCTTTCTTAAAAGCTTCTTTTATAGTTTCAGTTTCCCAGCCAAAAACATCTGCAATTAATTCAAATGGAATCTCTTCTCTTTCCCTTAACCTAATTAACATTTCTTGTAAAGCCGTATTATTCAACAAGTTTGGTCCTTTCCAGAAAAATTCAGGAATAACATATTGAGTATCCTTAGATACACGTACATTATGATCTAATTCCGCTTGAGTACGCTTTATATAATTTCTTCTAACAGCAATGGGTAAAAATATTTTTTGTTTTATTAAACGTTCTAACTGTTGTCTATTACGTAAATATCTATGCATTAATACTTTCATAGAAACCGCTTGAGTTGCATAAGGTGAACCCTCACCTGCTAACATTGCTTCACTCATAAACAATCCCATCATAATTCTTTTTTGAACAAATTCAAACTGACCCACTAAGTCTTCTTTTTTATCAACAGTTGTAAGAAATTCTGCTTGAACAAAAGGATGAGTTATTATATTAAAATCTGCATCGTTCGCACTTTGAGTCAACAAACCGGCAAAAGTTTGAAAATGTTTTTTACCTGGAATCCATCCTTTTTCTGCACTACCCAATTTCCATATTTTAATTGGATGGGTATGTCTGTCAACAAAAGTATATTGTAATAACCTTAGTTTATCTTCATATATTAAATCCTTAAGGATTGACTTAACCACCGATTCACCACGTAAATTATAGGCAGCCGGCCTTCTTATAAAAGCAATCGTTCGTGCATTATCTAATGGAAAAGGTTTACCTTGTAATAAAAATTCTTTATATTCTTCTGGTAACAACTTAGCTATTGCCTGATCCTGTGCTTTAGGAGACATTAATAATTTTTTCAATTCTGCATCAGGTTTTAACATATAAATTACGCCAGGACCAACATATACTTTATGTATATCTATATTTTCTGGAGGAAGTTGAACAAAATTTGACCAACATTCATTTATTTCATCCCAATTACCAAATAAAAATGATTCACCCAGAAGCCAATAATCTCTATTCATATCAATCATTAATTCCATTAAATTTATTTTATTTGCTATATTTTGGTATTCTTTTTCAATAATTTTATCTTTACATCGCAATTGAAAATCACTAATAGCAAACTCGGAGTGCATATCTATTGCAGTTCTTACAAGAGGGTGATAAGTATAATAATGTCGTAACCTTCTATTTAATTCTTTAATGTTTTCTTTAGGAAACATTAACAGGATAGGGTCAAACATTGGATCCACATAAAGTAGTGGTACCCTAGTTACCCCAGTTCCTGTTGTAGAAACAAAAGCCATAGTATCAGCGGCTTTACGTTTAAAAACAGAAGCGGATTCTTGCAAGTTTAAATTAAAAGATTCTGAGTCAGGCGCAAAAGAAGCTTTAACGCCTATAGGTAGTGGAGAGGTCAGTTTCTTTTTCTTAGTCATAAAAATACCTCCGATTAGATATTAGTAGAAAAGTTAGCTCTTTCTTTAGCAAAGTATTTCTCAAAACCAGCTTCGTTTAAAGCATATATTTGATTATCTTCTCCTTTAAATGTTCCTGGCGTTTGTACTTCACCATCAACAATAGAGAAAGGTACTATTCCATACTTAGTATTTATTTCTTTCGGTAAAGTTTTATCAACTATCTCAATTACAACAACAATTACTGCTTCACTAGTTAAATAACTTGAAGTGTCATAACCATCAACTGGAGGTGTTTTTTCAATTTTTTCTTCTACTTCAACTTTCTTGTATTTAAAGCTTCTTGTGTTTATTTCAAACTCAGAAGTTTGTGATCTAACATTTTCATCTAAAAAATTTTCAACTGCTTCTAACGCTTTTGCAGGCCCCAAATCTTTTTGCTGTTGTAATTCATTTTCAAAAAAATCCTTTGGAGTTAATTCTTTTAACTCTTTTTCAACAGGTTCTTCTAAAACTTTTTTCTCTAATTCAAATACTCTGTCACTTGTTTCTTCTTCTGCTTTTTTAGTTAATTGATATTTGTCAATAAAATACTTTAATTCCTGCTTTGTAATATCTCCTTGTTCAAAAGCATGTTTTAATAAAGCGAGGACTTCATGTTTATTAACAAAATTTTGTGCCTTTAAAAACGCATCAATTTTTTGTAAAGCGGCAGTCTTAACTCCAACTAAAGGTTCTGATAATATATCTTCCTTCTCGGGTTTTTCGAATTCAGATTTCGACTGATGAATATCTTTTAATGTAACAACTTTATCAAAATATTTTGGTTCTTTAACTAGCTTTTCTAGTTCTTTTCTTGCTTCAGTTAAATTCTTTTTAAAACTAACTTCTTCTCTTAATAAATCTCCTTTCTGTCCAAAAATTGCATAACCTAAATTATAAGGCATGATAAAGTAATAATCAAATTTTGAATTTTTTGATTCACCCCATCCATAATTTAATCCAGGAATAGTGGGAGGAGTATCAAGATATGGTTGAGGATCATTATATACTGTTGGATCTACACCAGTAAGTTTCTTAAATGTTTGTCTTATTTTATTTAAGTTATACCCTATATTAAGTAAGAAAGATTCAATATACTTATAAGTGTTAGTACCTTCTTCAATTAAATTTCGCATTTGCTGTTCTAACTCTAGCAATTCTTGTTTAGTAGAAGTGCCCGCATAAGGAATATTATGTAATGTTCTAGCAATATCTGCATTCCCAACAGTTGCATCTTTTTTTAGCATTTGCTGTATAGCAGGGTCTGCTTCAGGTAAACTGTCTTCACCGGCATCAATTAATCTAAAATCAAATTTATCAGCCATTATAAACCTCCTAAAATAATCCTGGGTTTAAAAATATATCTTTTTCTTCTATAATAAATTTATTTCCCAAATTGCTTGTTACTTCATACTTCATTCCAGGTAACCGTTTTGTAATACTAACTGGAACAATATACATACCTGAATGAACTAAAACCTTATCTCCTTCCCTAAACTTCCAAGCACCTTTTTGTTGAACAGCCACTTTCGTATCAACTGGTTTACGAAATAAAACCGCTTTATCTAAATCTACTTCCCATAAACTTTGTTGAATTTTATCATAAACACTATTTGAAGAAAAATATAAAGCATATTTGTTTAAACTTGCTTTTATTGGCCGTAATCGTTTTTCTAAAGTGTCTGCAAGAACTTCAAATTTTGGTATAATTTTATTTATAAGTTCTACAACTGTTTTTCTAATACGCCCTATAATTAAACCAAGCTCATAAACCTGCAACCTGTTGGTTAAAACTGTTGAATACTTTTTTGTTCTATTTAAAATGCTATTAATCAAAGCTGCCACTTCTTCACTAAATGTTTCTTTTGCTTTAGTAATATCTATGTGTTTAACATATAAAACTTTAGATAAACTATCAACAACTTCTTCCAACTCTTTAGCAAATTCGACATGTAGCTTGCTATAAATTTGGTCTGTAATATGCTGAACTTCTTGGTTAAACTGCTTTGTTTTTTCCTTGAAAACAACAACATTATTTTTTAAATCAGGTAACAAACTTCTTAATTCGCCAACGATTTTTACCAAAGGTGCATACTTTTGTTCGTACTCTTCTCGTTCCCTTTTTTCAAGAAGTTTATTGGCCCTATCATATAACTTTGAAACCTGGTCCAGCCAATTATTTGATTTCTCAAAAAGTGTTTTACTTAAGTGTGCAATTATTTGATTAAGTGTATTGGTTAGTAATGAAATTGTTGGTTTTATTAAACTATCACGTAAATATGTAGCAATAATTTTTTTACGTAAATCATCATCATCTACATCTTTTACTAGTTCTTGAATTTTAGTTATTGTTTCAGACCTATAATTATAAAAACTAAAATAACGTGAAAGCTGGTCGCGCAAAGCTATAAACACATCTTCAGAAAATGATCTAGCATTAGGGTAAATCTGATTAAGTAAATATAAATCATCATCCAGATTTTTTATATATTGTAATGTGCTTTCAACGTCATCAAGATCTACTAAAATATCAGATGGTGTTGGAACTTCACTTTTTACTACTTTATCAATTTGATCTAATTTGTTATCAATATTATTAAATTTCTCTTTAAATGATTTAAAAGAAATTCGGTTTGCAGATATTAGGGGATGCAAAAATTGAGAGTAAAAAGATTTTAGTTCTTCATTAATCGACTTGGTTGCTTCAGTTTTTATTTCAGTTGATAAATCAACTAAATCATAAAAACGGTCAACTATATCAATAACTAAATCTAATGTTTCCCTATTAACACTATGCTCCTTTAACCATTCATATCTGTTAATTTGTTTTTTCTCTTCGTCGGTGAAGTTCCTAAAGGTTAAAGTACGATAATATAATTTGTAAAGTTTACCTTTAAAACTATTACGATCAAGTATCAATTTTGCCTCCCAAAAGAAGTTTCATTTTTTTATTAAAAATTATATACCTTTTTTTAAGCTTTTCCTATTTTATAGTCCAATGCTTTTGTGATGATTGTACAGACCAATGTTGTGGGTAATCTTTAAATACTTGATTCAATGGCCATTGGTGGTCATTTATATCATTCATTTGTGTAGTAGACTCAAAAGGCAAAATTCGAGGACCAGTTGCCTCTTCTCGGTAAGGACGAACATCGTGGTGTTCTTTCTTTTTATTACGAGTACCTACAGGATGAGTTATTGGGTTTGAAGGAACCCATTTTAATTTCTTTTTCATATAAATGTACCATCCATATTTAAATTAGATGAAATACGTATACCATCTAAAGGAACTGTCTCTTTCTGAGTATTTCCTAGTAATACTTTAATCGCACCAACAACAGTATCCACTAAATCTTTTGAACCATCGGGCGGGTGATCAACTTTTCCACCCTTTAGTAATACTAATTTGCGTAACTCCGAAACTAATATCTCATTATTTAATAATCTTATTTTAGAATTATATATCCATTCTTTTAAGTTTTTATAATCTTGAAAGTTTAACCTATAATCGCGGCAATAAACACCAAGTTGAGATAATCTTTGTATTAATAATTGACTATTCCATTGATCAAAAAATACACTTACTATATTTATTTTATTTTTTAATTCGGTAATAATGTCTTCAACATTGGTAAAAGAAACAATATAACTTTTTTCAACATCAGGTTCCCAACATGTAATTAAATCTTGTACAATTATTATTTCTGGTTCTTTTTCAAGATGATGTATGGACAGCGCACATTTATCATTTTTAAGCCCCAAGTCGATAGTAATAACATATTCTCTTTGTTGAGAACCTATATTCCAATCAATAATCCTTTTTTTAACTTTATCATTTTCAATATAAGTTTCAAAAAAACAAATTGGTTTCCTATGGAAGTCAATACAAGTGTTTATTTTATCGGGATACTCAATAAATGGTGATTCAATGTCAGGTGGTTGACATAAATATTTACTTTTCGCATCTACTGGATCAAATTTAAATTCATCCTTAAAATCAATGGGTATTTTTATTCCTTCAAAGTCAAACTCTTCTTTAGAAAATAAATGCCTTGGTTTAACTTCCCATGTAAATGCTTTATCAGTATATACATGTAATTCACTCTTATATTGCTCATACATTCGCATAGTAAAATCATCCTTAAACCTAGGGTAAGATAAAATAAAACCCTTACCACGAGAACCAAACCTAGAAACGCTAGAACTTCTTAATACATTAAATAATTTGTCAGCGTTATCAAAACCACTTGCTTCATCTAAAACATATACTAATAAATTTAATCCTTCCATACTTTCATCCGCACTGTGTCCACTAAATATCCTTACGTTTTTAGGAAACACAATTCCATTTCGTGTTATAATAACTGCTTTTGTTTTTTTACTTTTAAATTGAGTTAAATATACTCCTGACTTTTTTATTGGGTATTTAGAACGTAACCATTTCCAATGTGTAACTCGTTGTTTAAGTTTTTCAAAAAACACTTGCATCGCCTGTGTTGAAGATCTAGCTACATTAAGACAATCAATTGGTTCTCCTTCAGGAAAGTTTAAATACAATTGGGGAGATTGCATACATAGCAATATATATACTACATAAAGTAAAATTAAAGCAGAAATTGAGTCCTTACCACTATTATGGTTAAAAACGCCGCCAGCGAAATAATTATGTGTATCCATAACTTCCAAGTCATAAAAATCTTGTACGCCAACAGACTTAATATTTGTAATTTTAATAAAGTTAATTTTTGAGCCTGTTTCAAGTTGTTGGGGAGCTCCAACAAGATCATTAACCCTCAAATTTACTAACGGTTTCCATCCATCTAAAGTTAATAATTTATGTTCTTTAGAAATAGTAATTTCAGAACCATCATTAAAACATACTTGAAATAATTCTGTTCTGCCTTTCTTAAAAGGGATACCGGTTGGTTTTATAACTACAGTACCGTCTTTATTAACAGACCAAGTGTGTATTGATTTTTGTTTATTAGTAAGTTCTTTAACAGTATAAACCTTCTTTGACTCAGCATCATACAGTTTCGTATCACCAGATATGCATCCTTTACCATAACATAATACTGCTAAGTAATTTCCATTATCAAAAACCTTACTTAAATCTTTTCCTAACATAAAGTCAGCAACCATTAATTGCCTTTCAGACAATGGGGGGAAGTTCATATGATCTTCAGACTCTACAAATTCTTTAAACGGTAAAGGAACTTCTTCCCAAAAAATGTCTTTATTTAATAAAACAGAATCAAGTGTTTTTTGTAAAGTCTTGTCTATTAGATTGGTTAATTTCTCTTTGGGAATCATTCTGTGTAAACTCTTCAGTTAATCTTTCCTTCAACACGCTGACGAATTTTTCAAACTTTTCTGGAGCTACATCTAAAACGGCGTGTTTTACTATTTCTAAAAACTTTTCAATTCTTGATTGTACTGTCCTTTGAACTTCTTCTTTCGGCTCATTAAAATCAGATAGTTCTTTTAAAACATTTCGAATTTCAGCAAAATAGCGCAAAAGTAAAGATTCATAATGAACATTAAAATTTCTTCTTTGTATATTTTCTATACGTTTTGTCCTAAAATAAATCTTTTTAAGAAGCCACTTTAAAGCAGATTCTCTATTAATATAATCCTTAGGTTCAATGGCGCCAGTTGAGTCAAAACCAAGAGAAAGTTGGCCCATGTCACTAATTTGTTTATACCATTGTACATATTTATTCACCGTTAAAATATTTGGAATCTCAACTTTATCCGCATAATGTGCTTGTATATATGTTCTTATATCTTTGGCAGAAACGCCACTTTTAATAAGTTTATTAATTTCTTCGCGAATGTGTGAAGGAAACTTTAAGACTTTATTTGAAAAAGGTTTTTTCACATAATCTGCTGGGGGTAGAATATTAATGTTTTCAGGTACTTTGTCTTTCTTCATAAAAAAAATTTCTTAAAATTTCAATTCTGTCATGCCAAAGTGTTTTCCCAAAAAGGATTTAAAAGAATCAAAAATTGGATTGAAAAACTTAGTATCAAATCCATGTCTCTTAACAATTAATCGATATTTCTGGACATCTTCTGGAGATGGACTATCACTAAAAATATCAGGGTCTTCTTGAATAATATCTCTTAATGTATTAATAATCTCTTTAGCATTTTTTACAATTAATGGATTCTTGTCATATTTCAACATACCATAAAAATTATTTAATGATTGACGAATACTCTGTCTAATTTTACTGCGTAACTCTTTTGTTAACATTGCCTTTTCAGGTGACCAAAATCTTCTTTTAGCTTCTTCTGCCATAAGATAATAAGCAGCAAGTTCTTCTGCCGTTGCATCTTCTGGGGGCTCACCAGTTGGTGATATACTAAGAGTACGGTATGGTATATCTTTTACAGAAGGTACTTTACCTTCTAATTCTTCTAAAAGGCCCGAGAGATCCTCCCTTTCAAGTTCTTTTTCTAGTTGTGAATATGCAATGCCCTTTAACTCCTCTAAACGTTCTTCAGGAATCTCACCTTTATATTTACTACGTTCCTGTGCAATCAACTGGTTAAGCTTTTCTTCATACCTATTCATTAAATCAATAAGTTCTTGTTCTTGTGTAGTTATAGGCGAACGAATAGCTGGGGCAAGTTCATATCTAATTTCTTCAAAAACCCATTGCTGTAAAGCAGTTAAAAGCTTTTTTTGAAATTTTATCGGTTCAAAAAAGTCATATCTTTTTAAAACTTCTACTATACTTTTAACAGAAACACCTTGCCGTAATACATTTTTGATTGGAAACAATCTTTGTAAAAATGTTAAAAACTCCTTTTCTAACTTCGGTAAAATTTGGTTATGGAATTTATTTATTAATTCTTTTCGTTTTTGTTTATAAAAACCCTTCAATGATTTTAACTCTTCATCATCAACAGTTAATACATGATTTATATACTGGGTAACAAAAGTTTCAATTGTTACTACTAACTTACCAAATAAATAAGAAGCAGCGGTAGGGTCAAAAAAAGATTGTAATACTAGTCGTGCCTCTTCAGAAGGTAAATTGTTTACTACTCTTTGTAAATTCTCTTTCAAAGTTTTTTCTTGTAATAAAGTGCTAGGTGAAGGTAAGTTCTGTTTGTACATATCAATAACTTTATTTATAAATTCTTCTTTGGATGTAGTATCCAAAATGGCAGGAGTTTGTAAAACAGCAAAATATACAGTACGTAATAAATCTTTATCGAACTGTATATTTTGAGACTTTACTTTTTGTTCTACCTCTTTCAACAACTGCTCATAACTTACAAAGGGTTTGTTCCATCTTAACTTATTTAAATAATATTCTAAACCTTTTTTAGTTTCTGCTGGCATAAAAAAATACTCCTCCTACTTATTGGCTTTTTTTTAAAAGCGAATTATATCGAAAAAATTAAGCTTGTTTATACCCTAAAAGTTTCATTTTATTCAAAAAAGACAAAATCTGAGAATAAACAGTTTTAGTACGAATACGTTTTAAGGCATTACGCACTACGCATAAAATAGATGCAGGAGTACATTTAAAATGTCGTGCAATAGATGCCTGGCGGTTTCCTGCTAATAAATAACAAAAAACTTCAAATTGTCTTACAGACAAGTCACGTTCCAAATTTTTTAGTAAGTCTGTAAAGTTAGTATACATCAAAAAATCAGAAATAATTTGAATTTTTTGCTTCAATGCTTTAAAACGTACACTAACTTTAAATTGTAAAACATGTAACAAGGCCCCAATTTCACGTTGTTTTTTATTTGTAGTTTGGTATAATTCAAAACAATGAAAATATACTTTTTCTTTATCGTCAAAATAGTATGACACTATACGAGATAAAACATCACGGGGATTATTTTGATCTAAATGTTTAACAATATCTTGAATCCTATACATTATATAGAATCAATATTAACAACTTTAGTAATTAAATCAACTTCTCTTCCCAACATTCTAATTTTTAAATGGACATTATCATCTTTTAATCTAAATACTTTTGCTGGCAAACCAGAAAAAGGACCGGTAGTAACTCTAACAATATCACCAGGTTTAAAATTATATTGCAATGCTCTCGGTACAGAACTAAACTCCTTAACACTAAAACAAAACTGTTTAAACTGATTTGCCTCAACTGGTGTATACGATAAAAATTGTGCATACCACTCCTTTCTTAAAACACCTTCAATTTGTATCAACTTAGTTGCAGTAATTTCTGGATCAGGATCAAAATCGGGAAACCTAGCAAAAATATAACCCGAAACAAGGGGCTTAAGAACTTTTACCAAATCAGTCCCTTTCTTTCTAAGTTGGGTATACACTGGTACCCAAAACTCAACATTAATACCTTCAGCTACCAACTTAAAATAAAAAAAGTTTACTACTGATGATTTACCAGAATACAAAACATACCATTTATCAAAATTACTTGGAATTTCCGTAAATCGTTTTAAAATACTAGCCATTGTAATATATCCTCCTTTGTTCGTGTGTTTATAAATGAATCTGGATCTTGTCCTTGGGGTAGTAATGCTTGTTTATAATTTACGTTGTATTTTTTTAATATAATTTTTAATTCGTTCATTCTTCTCCTTCCTGTTTCATCTCCATCTAACATTAATAAAAAATTATTTGTAAACCTTAGTAATAAACATATTTGAAAAAAGGATAAATTCACACCTAAAAGCGCAACTACATTTCTTACTCCTATTTGCCACAAACGAAGGGCATCAATAGGCCCTTCAACAATAACTACATAATCTTTGTCATAAATACACTTATAAGTAAAGTTTAACAAATATAAAAGTTTATTCTTTTTACCAGCAAGACCCGCTATTAACGACTTGGGCTCATGATTTAATGCACGGGTAACAAAACCAATAGGTGTATTATATAAATCAAAAACAGGAAAAAGTATACTGTTTTTATACTTTAAAGCTACTTGTGATATCAATGGTAAAGGAAATTCATACGCAAAAATTTGGTCGCCATTAAAATAAGCTAACTGGAAATGCTTTATTGTGTTCATTTGTAAACCACGTTCATTTATTAAATACTCAAACCCTCTATTCATTTTTTAAAAATTGTATATTCTTTTTAGCTAAAGTTATTTGATCATCATTAAAATTCCAAGTGTAATCTAACCTCTGTTTTGGTTTTGAAGTAGGTAAAGGCAAATTTAAGTACGCAGCGACAATGGGAAAAGATGTATCTATTCTGTGTGCATATTTTTTATATTCAGTTATAAAAGATAAATCACATAAACCAAGTAAATGTATTTCCTGATAAATGGGTAAATTTTTCAATATAAACAAACGAAATTGTTCATTTTCAAAATCAGAACCCTTGTCCCAACGAGCAGGAATACCAATAACGTCTAAATTTAATTTACTATATTCATCATAACATTTTTTTACATCATTATAATCTTTTCCTTGTAAAACTCCCATAAATATAAATGGCGTACGTGGGGGTATTAACTTTAAAAACTTTTCTACATACTTCAACGTTTTTAATAAGTCACCAGGAAAATCAGGAAGTATAACTTCACTTACTCCTAATTCATATGCCAAATCAATTAATTGATTTGGTTCTAATGAATAACCCAACTCAAACGCACCATTATCCAATACAATGTATTTGCTTTGTGCTTTATACCAACTTTTATAATCCTTGTCTTCTAACACTTGTGGAGCAATACAAAAATAATAATCTTGGTCTTCAGCAAATGTTTCTAAGTAATGTGTTGGAATTTCAAAAGCAAACTTCATTCAAACCTCCAAAAATTTTTTAATAATATAATTACGTATAATTTGTGTAATATGTTTTCGTGGTAATTTATTATTTATAATTTGTATATTCCAATGGTAATCAAATGTAAGCTCTTTTATAGCATTATTAAACTCAACTTCAATAATTTTATCAGCTCTTGTTTTTCGGCGACCAAATAATTTACCTGTGAAATAAAAAACAACATCTGGTTGTTCTAAAATTGATGTAGCAATATCATAATTTAAACAATCTCGTTGCTCTGGTGTTAGTTTAGAAGGAAAACCCGAAGTATATGCAATTTGGGATAATAAATATCTATCAACTAAAATAAAATCAAAATCTTTCTTTAACTGACAAATCGTATTGCTTGCCTCATGTAAAGAGGCAATATAACAAAAAAATTTAGAAACAGAATGTATCTTCATATAAGTAACATCTTTATTTGCAAGCAAAGAAGTATGTAAATGTACTGCGTTCCAACTATGATACTTTAACCACTTCTTTAATGCAAATAATTGAGTTGTTTTACCACACTTATCAAGTCCTTCAAATACAATAACCTTTCCTTCTTTCATTTTACTTTCTCCTTTATAAAATTTATTAATTGGTTAAAACTATTAAAAATAATACCATAAGTTAAAACGGTACACAATAACCAGCTACTAACATCTGATTTATTACCATGTAACACCATCAAAACTGGTTTATGTGAAGTGTAAGCTTCCCATATTTCGCACATAGTTCCATAAGAATGTATTTGTGTGTTCCAATAAACAATCACAAAATCTGCTTGTTTAACCAAATCCATATCTTCTTGTATAATAGGAGACATTACTCGCATAAACTGGTCCCAATGCCCAGATCTCTTGAAAGAATAACAAGCCTCTTTTGGTGTTTTATTATCTACTATATGTTGTGACTCTTTCTCTAAAGGGTCTAAAATAGTAAAACTCAGTTCTTGTAATTTAGGTGTTAAATGTTGTCTCCATTTAACACCGTCATCATCGGCGCCTTCAATCGGTCCAGATAAATATACTTTAGCATTTTTATTGATAATTATATTATCTCCACGCATTCAAAACTCTCCTTTAAAAAATTTTTTATTGCATCTAATTCTTTTTCAGTCACTGTAACATCAACTTCAGGACGTGTTGTAAACATGCGACTAGAATTACCAAAATAGAATACAACTGCATCTTCTATTATAGAAATAGTAGTTACACGACGTAAATTTATATATACATTTTTTATACGAATGCTGGAACTGATCATATTTACCTCCTCGACAAAATCGAAACAATTTCACATAACTGTGTAATAGTCCCCTTTAAATTATATAATTCTTTTTCTAAAATGTCAAGCCTTTTTTCAAAATAACTAAGACGGTTTTTTAATTTATAAAAGTCTGACTTACCATAAAAACCAAATAAATTTTTAAAAAAATGAAACACCGCTTTTCCTCCATTTATTTCCCACTTTTTCTCTACCTATATATGCAACTGCATTATGATTATGAATACTTTCATAACTAACAACTTTTACTCTAAACCAATTAATATTTTTTAATGTTTGTAGCTTTACTGCGGTATCACGGGCCGCGTCTTCAACAAACTTTGGATTATGATAAGCTGTTTCTGTTACATACTTTTCATCTGGTCGTTTTAATATAGTATATAAATCTATACTACTTGCTTTTTCTGCAATATTAATTAAATCTTCAAACCAAGGTCCTGGAGGACGAATAGCACGAACTTGTATA